AATCGGCCGGCACACTCAAAATACAGGAGGATCAACGAGGACTGGCCATTGACTGTCTGCTGCCGAAGAGCGACATCGGCCGAAGGGTTGCCGAGTCAACTGAACGCGGCGACCTCAAGGGCATGAGCTTCGGTTTTCGTAAGGTCAAGGACCGGTGGTCAGCCGACTACCGCGTCCGCACCATCGAGAGCGTCGGCGAAATCGTGGACGTGGGGCCGGTTACGTTCCCGGCCTATGATGACACGGCCGTTGCGCTCCGGTCCATGAACGCCGCCAAAGAAGCTGTCCCGCCTACCACCCCCAAAACAAGGAAAGACCCAATGCCCGCCGAAACGACTGAACAGACCGCTAAGACGGCCGCGACCAATCCGGCCGAATTGCGGGCGGCCGCCGGCCGCGTGTCCGACAAGGCCCAGGCCATGCTGGTCCTGGCCAACACCGAGAACCGCCACCTGACGCTGGAAGAGCAGCGCGCCATGGCGGGGCTCAACGCTGAGGTTGAAAGCCTCATCGAACAGGCCAAGCTGATCGAGAAGCACCAGGCGTCCAAGGCGGCGCTGGCCGCCCCCGAGCAGCGCGCCGTCCGCCCGCAGACCCCCGGCCAAGGCCAGGAGTTTGCCGCGGTCAACGGCGGCTGCCACATCCCGGTCGGGATCCGCATGAAGACCAATATGCGGGCCTTCCAGGACACCGTGTTCCGCAACAACGTCGCCGCGAACGAGGCAGCCTATGAGTCCGGCCAGTGGCTGCTGGCCGTGATCCATGGCAACGAGCGCGCCAAGGCGTTCTGCCAGCAACGCGGGTTGCGGTTCGACCGCGACTACGAGACGCGCGGCCAGGTCACGAACATCAACACCAAGGGCGGCTACCTGGTGCCGTCGCAGTTGGAAACGGCCATCGTCAACGTCATGGAACAGTACGGTGCCGTGCGCAAGATCGCGCGTATGCACCCGATGACCAGTGACGTGCTGTCCGTCCCGATCCGCACCAGCGGGCTCACGGCGTATGCAGTCGGCGAGGCCAAAGAAATCACCGAGTCCGAGAAGACGTGGAGCAACGTCGAGCTGGTTGCCCGCAAGTGGGCGGCCCTGGTGAAGTACTCGTCTGAGATCTCCGAGGACGCCATCATCAGCATGGGCGACGACCTTGCCGCCGAGATCGGCGTCGCGTTCGCCGGTGCTGAGGACGAATGCGGGCTCAACGGTGACGGCACCGCGACCTATCACGGCTGCCGCGGCCTGTGGTACCGCCTGGAGCAGGGGCACTTCACGGGCTGCTACCCGCAGTGCGTGGCGGGCCACGACACGATGGCCGAAGTTGACGAGGCCGATCTCGCCAACCTGCACGGCAAGGTGCCGGACAAGTGGCGCCAGGGCCTGACGTGGCTCTGCAACCCGTTCTTCAAGGCGGCCGTGTTCGACCGGCTGCTGAAGGCGGCAGGCGGCAATCTGGCCACCAACCTCGCCGGTGCGATGCCGACGACCTACGGCGGCTACCCCATCATGACCTCGGAGAAGATGTACTGCCCGGCGACCGCCGCGACCCAGGCCAGCGGCAAGATCCCCGTCCTGTTCGGGAACTTCCGTGGCGCCATGTCGTTTGGCGACCGCCGCGGTATCTCCATCGCTACGAGCGTAGACCGCTACTTCGAGACGGATCAGTTGGCCATCCGCGGCACGATCCGGTTCGACGTGGTTTCGCACGAAGCCAACGTCGCGGCCGGCACCGCCGGACCCGTGCTCGGCTTGCGCCTCTTGACCTGATGAATGACGGGCCGGGCGCTGCCTAACCGCGGCGCCCGGCCTGTACCATACCAACCCTACAGCAACGCCAACCAACCTCCACAAACCAAAGGAAAACGAAAGATGCTCAAGCTCGAAAGCAAACTGGTGGTCGGGTTCGACGCGACCACGGGCAGCAGCAACCACACCCTGACCGCGCAGTTCGATACGGTCGGCTTCAGCCGCGCCGTCATCAACCTGTGGCACGGCGGCGTAGCGGCGGCGGCCACCGCCGACGGTCCCGCGACCCTCAAGCTGGGCGAGGGCGACACCTCGACGGCGTACACCGACATCGCCGCGTTCGTTGACGGCGGCGCCGGTGGCTTCACCGGCACCCCGGCGGCGACGGTCGTGACCAACACCAACTGCTACCGGTTCGACGTTGACCTGCGCGGCCGCAAGCGCTGGCTGAACCTCACCTGGACGCCGAACGCCTCTCAGGCGACGACCCAGTTGACGGTCCAGTGCGTGGCGGAACTCTACCGCGCGCAGTCCGGTCTCGACACGGCGGCCAAGCAGGGCTGCTTGCAGTTGATCTCCGGCTAACGCCTCCTCTCCTCCTCTGTTGGGGTGGGGCCGGTACTGAGCCGGTCCCACCTTTCTCAACAACCACGCAACCGAAAGAGGGAGTCCGTACATGGGAGTACGTCTTAACCTCGGCTCAGGCGCCAAGGATCTCGCTGGCTACGAGAACCTGGACGCCAAGAACGGCCGCAGTGTCTACCCGCTGACCGAATACCCGGACGGCTGCGCCGACGAAGTGCGCGCCAGTCACCTGCTTGAACACTTCGCCAATGCCGAAGTAGTCAAGGTCGTCAAGGAATGGCTGCGCGTGTTGAAGCCCGGCGGGCTGCTGCGTATCGCCGTGCCCGATGCCAAGCGCATCGCGGAACTGTACCTCGACACGTCGCGCAAGGGGCCGCTGCCGGTTGAGCCGTGGCTTATGGGCGGGCAAACCGACGCGCTCGACTACCACAAGACCATTTGGGACAGGGATAAGCTGCGGGCGCTGTTCCGGCACCTGGGCATGTACCGCATCGAACAGTGGACTTCGGAAGGCGACTGTGCGGCGCTGCCAATCTCGCTGAACCTACAGGCGCGCAAGGCCACCGCCGACCAGGAACGCAAGTGGAAGGTTGAGGCTGATATTTCAGTGCCACGCCTCGGCTTCATGGACAACTTCGTCTGCTGCTTCGAGGCGCTGATCCCCAATGACGTGACCATCCGCCGGCAGACGGGCGCCTTTTGGGGCCAGTGCCTGGAGCGCGGCATGGGCATCTCAATGGAGAACAATGCCGACATCATCATCACGATTGACTATGACTCGGTTTTCGACGCCAGCGACGTAGCGGAGTTGGTCTGGCTGATGAAGGGCTGGCCCGAGATTGACGCGCTGGCCTCGATCCAGGTAGCCCGTGGCTGGAAAACGCCGCTGGCCACGTTCCTGGGCCCGGATGGCAAGAACCGCTGCGAGTTCCCGCGCGAGTACTTCGACGAAGACACGTGCCCGGCGACTACGGCGCACTTCGGCCTGACCGCTATCCGCGTGGCATCGCTCAAGAAGCTGCCGCACCCGTGGTTCCTGGGCCAGCCCAATGACAAGGGCGAATGGGGCGAGGGCCGCGTTGACGATGACATCTACTTCTGGCGCCAGTGGAAGAAGCACGGGATGACGCTGCACCTGGCCAACCGCGTCGTGGTCGGCCATATCGAGACCGTGATCCGCTGGCCAGACCGCAACTTCAACCTACTGCAACAGGGCGTGTCGGAGTATCAGAAGGACCGGCAGCCACCGGAGGACGTATGGCGGTAACTGCTATCAGATTGCCAGACGGCTGGGGTCACGCCGTAACCAGTGTGCCGGCGGTTGAACCACTGACGGCCGCCGACTTCCGCGGTCACGCCAGGGTGACGGCTACCACGGAAGACACGTACATTACGAGCCTCTTGAAGGCGGCGCGGCTGCACGTGGAAAACTACCTGCGGCGGAAGCTGATTACGCAGACCATCACGATCACCATGGACGCATTCCCCGGCGGCAACTTTTCCCTGCCGTTCCCGCCGGCTATCGCGCTCACGACCGTCAAGTATCGCGATACCGCGTCCACCCAGCAGACGCTGGCGCCCACGCCGACGATGCGGCTGGGCAACCCCAACCTATGCGCCGTAATCCTGGAGCCGGACGCCGGCTGGCCGTCAACCGACGACGAATCACAGGCCATCGAGATTGCCGTGCAAGTCGGCTATGGCGCTACCGGCGCCAGCGTACCCGAAAGCATTCTGCTGGCCATCAAGCAACTCACCAGCCACTGGTACGAGAACCGCGAGCCGGTAGTTGAGGGCGCGGCATTGCACGAAATGCCGCTGCACGTCAAGGCGCTGCTGGCCGAACACCAATGGTACTACTGAGCCATGCAAGCCGGGAAGCTGCGAAACTACGTCACGATCCAGACGTACACGAACACGCAAAACGCCTATGGCGAGACCGCGAAATCGTGGGCGACGTATGCCAGCGTCTGGTGCGAGATTCGCAACCCCTACGGCAAGGAAATCGAGCAAGCCGGCCAGCAGAAGGCCACGCTGACACACGTTCTGGTGTGGCGCCACTTGGCTGGCGTGACGCCGGATATGCGGGTGCTGTTTGGTACGCGCGTGTTCCAGATCGTCAGCGTCAACCCGGACCCCACCAGCGCCATTTTCGATACCGTCAACGTGCTTGAGGAGGCGGCCCATGCCTAGAACCGATCCGGCACGGGTGCGGAGCGCGGCGAAGGCGCAGATCATGGGCTTCTTCGACGCCAGCGGCGTTATCAATACGCTGGGGGCGCTGAAGCTGTCCACGGTCAAGCGCATTGCCAAGCCGGCCGTCTACAAGGCCATGAACCACCCGCTGGCTATGGCTATCGCCATCGCTCCCGTGCGCAAAGACCCCGAGTTTTGGGCGCTGCCCGGCGCGCTGAAGCGAGCCATACGCAAGATGGTCTACAGCCCGAAGTGGGGGAAGTACGCCAAGGGTGTGCACGGGATGCTGTACGTCAGCAAGGACGAGAACTACCAGTACTATGACGAGTTTGGCGAACAGAAGTGGAATAAGCCGACCAAGTACGCGCACCTGGTCGAAAAAGGCCACGGCGGCCCGCGCGCAGCCCCGCCTTACCCGTTCTTCTCGCGGGCCATGGAAGCCACCGCCGGCCAGGTCAAGGAAACGCTGGCCAGTACCGCCAAGGCCAGGATCGCGGCGGTCCTGCCCATGATCCGGCGCAAGGGGCGCACCCCATGAAGCAGGCGCTCATAGCATGGATCAAGGCTGACGTTACATGCGCCGCGCTGGTTGACACCCGCGTCTATTCGTGGCCGGCACCTACCGGCGCCACCGAGCCTTACCTGACCGTTACGCGGGTATCGTCCACGCAGCCCACGCAACTGAACGCGGTTGCCGGCTGGGTGGGCGAGTCCTGGATGATTGAGGTGTACGCGCCTACCGACCTCGCGGCTGAGCCC